CTGGCATCCTTCCAATTAGATAACAGGAGCATTTTTTGGAGATGGTGGGATTCGAACCCACGTCCTTGAGAAAACACTTTGGTTTTAATCTCAAGTCAAATCCAATTCATCCCCTTTGGGATTGACAGGACTCGAACCTGCTGTCTACCGGTTAAAAGCCGGTGGCTTAACCTGTTAAGCTTCAATCCCATAATTTGATTTTTATACTGATTTTATAAACAGAGGTAGGATTTGCGAAAATCACTTACCATCTGATTAAAAATCAAATAAAAATACGGTTTATTTTTATCTATTTTATCCATAAGTAATTTTCCTTTTATTATTATATTAGTATAAAAATTTCAAAAAGTCAATAAGTTTTTATAAAATATTTGTTTTTATTCTAAATAAAATTCCTATACGTGGAAAAGAAAATGCACCTAAAGTATGTTTACTTTCCACTAGTCCTTTATGCTTAAGTGCTTGTAAAGTAGCAAGAGACTCATTAATTTCATAAGCAGACCACCATTCATGTGCATCTAACTTATTTAAAGCTCTTATCTGTACTTTTGATAATTTCATTTTTTCCTTCTTTCTATTATCAATAGAACATATTTTTGAATTCTTGTCAAGTCTTTTTTTATTTTATTATTATGTTAAAAGGTAAGTCTTTAAATTCTTTTTTTTGTTCAATTGCTTTTATCATTAAATTATCTGCTATTTTTTTAAATTCCTTTTTTAAAATCTTATTAGTTAATGTAGTTAATTCCTCTTCTACATCAATTTGATTTTGCATTATTATTCTTCTCCATACTAAATTAGGTTTCCATAAATTTTTTAATTTCTTCTACTGTCATTGTATCTGGATATACACAATATTTTTTAGCATCTTTTGACATAGAACATATATTCACCTTATCTTGCTTCTCAAGAATAAGCATAATTGGTTGTAATTCTGGATTATAAACAATCTCACCAATTTTAACTTTCATAAAATTCTCCTTTTAATAAAATTAGCGGAAGATGGGATTTGAACCCATATCCCTGACTTGGCAAGCCAATACTCTACCCTTGAGCTACTCCCGCAAATATACTATTCACTAACATCGTGATTCTCTTCTGAAGTCATAGTAATCTTATTATAAAAATTCAAAATATCTGTAGCATACTTTTGTTGTTCTTCTGTTAAATCTTTAAAAATAACTTCTCCCTCTTTCCATGCAAATCGATAAACATAATCTGGACCATAGTTATAAGCAAACAATGCCCATTGAATTCTTCCTTCAAATTCTTCTAATAAATATTTCAAAAAACGTAACTGAATTTTTTTACTATAAGAAGGGTCAAATAACTTTTCTCTAGCATATGCACTTACTTGTAATTGACTAAAATTTGTATGCGAATTTGCTATTAATCTTGCAGTTCCTGGCATAAATTGACAAATTCCCAAAGCTCCAACAGGTGACTTAGCATATTTATTAAATCCTGATTCAACTTTATCTATTGCTAAAGCTAAATATGGGTCTAACCCAACAATTCTAGAACCTTCAAATGTAATAGCTAAATAATTTCTGAGTTGTTTTTGAGTAAGTCTATTTTTTTTTGAAGTTTTAGAAAGTTCATATTCAATAGTAATAATCTTTGTACCATTTAGCATAAAATCTTCAAACTGTTTACTTTCCTGTACATAATGTCTGCTCAATAGTTCATGTCTGCTCAATAGTTCATCTTTTACCGAAAATGCTGTTTCAATTACAGCTTCTTTTTCCTTTTCAAGTTTAGAAATTCTCTCAGTATATTCAACTTTCATATTATCTAATTCATCTTTTAAATTAGAATTTATCTTTTTAAAAATTAATACTATTGATGTGATTGAAATCGCAAAAAAGAAAATTATAAAAACAACTAGAATTGTTTGAAACCAAGCTTGTTGAAATTTAGAAAGAAAAGCATTAGATTTCTTTTTTTTAGTATCATTCGCATGCTTTACATATTTTCTTTTTAAAGCTTTATTTTCTTCTGATTTCTCTTTTTCTTGTATATCCATTTCTTTATACTCTTCCATTAGAATTTTCTCCTATCCTTTAATAATACAGTTTTTAATAAAAAAAGTCAAGCGTATTCTTCAGATTCAACATATTTAAAAATATTAGAAGTTTCTCCTTGATAAAAATATTTAAGATTTGCTAAAGCTCCTGAACTTTTAAAAATATTTAAGATTTGCTAAAGCTCCTGAACTTTGTTTTAAAATTGCAATTTCGAGTATGTCTTCCATTGTATCCAATTCTGGTGATTCAGGAAAAAACATTTCAGCATAGTATTTTAATCTAAAAGCAGATAAAACAATTCTACTTCTTTCAGCTATAGCAGAACTAGATTTAATTGTATCAAGTGTTGGTTTTAATTTATTTAAACTTTTAATATCAGAATATTTAGTACCACTGTTATCTCGCCTTGCTTGAACAATACCAAAGAGATGAACATTTTCTTTTCGCACAAGATAATGTAATTTATTCATACAATTTTCATAAATCTCTGCTTTACCTTGTCCTAAAAAATCAGATAGCATAGTCAATAAATCGACAACAACAACACAATAATTAACATTTATTCTTTTTTTAAATATCCTAATATAATGTTCTAATTCTGTAATTGAAACTGATGGTTTTTGTACTATAGCAAAATATGGATAATTCTCAAAGTGAACCAATTCTTTTTCAACTGTATTAGAAGCTAATTTTTTTAAATCATCATTTTGATTTCTACCAGAAAAAACTGTAGTTGGAATTCTATTTCTCATAGAGAGTAATCGTTCCGCTGTAGTAATTGGACCAAGTTCAAGTGAAACATATAAATTAGGAATATATTTATTAATTTGTTTATTAATAAGATTGAGAGCATACATAGACTTTCCGACTCCAGTGTTTGAAAATAATGTAGTAATATATCCTGGCATAAATCCCTCAACTAAATAACTATCTAAATATGAATCACCAGTACTATAAAAATACTCTCCTTTTTGCTTTTTCTCTAGAATTACTTGATAATCTTTTAATAAATTAAAACCATCCTGTATATTATTTTTTTTGTTTTCAAGTTCTTCCATACCTATCTGTAATTCTTCAATCAATAAACTTAATTTATTTGTATCTAAATCCCCTTTTTGTTCAAGAACTATTAATAACTCTTTTAAGGTTTTATCCGAAAACTTATTTTTTATATAATCTTCTTTTAATCTTTTTTGATAATATTCAAAATCCTCTAAAGTATATTCTTCTTTAAAAAGATTTGTTATTAAATCTTTCGTTATCGCTTCATTTTTTCGATTTCCCTCATTAATAATATTATTGATTGTTGGCTGAATAGGTTTTTCATTATTATAAAAATAATGTAAAATATCAAATATATCTTTTCCTATTCCAGATATAAAGTAATTTTTTTCAAATTGCAAAATTAACTCTGGTTTTTCAATCAAGCACATTAATGTTTGTTTTTCATTTGTGATCAATGATATCATCTGGACTTTTCCTTTTTTGTTCTATAACAAGTATATTCATCTTCAAATAAATTATCAATTTCTTTCTTTGTAATACTATTATTAAATTCCATAGAATATACATTGTTACAAATAAGTTTTTTAATTGATTTTTTATACATACTTATATCAATTTGTTCTGCAGAAATATCTGAAATAAAAAGAATTGGTTTTTCCTTACTTTCCATTCTTTCTTTTAGAAAATCATAAAGAGATGGAATTTGATAACCAGAATTATAAATTAAAACCTTATCCCTAGTAAAACAATCATCTAAAATTAATAAATTACAATTTTGATATATTGAATTTACAATTTTAAAACTATTATTATAATTCATATCCTCATTTAAAAGACGAACAAGTTGATACATAGTAATTATTGGTGCACTAAATATTTTTCTATTTTTATTATTATATTTAAAAATAAGTTCTCGACCAACCCATTGAGCTATTTTTAATATTTGATTTATGTTTTCTCCATAAAAATATAAACTTAAATTTGAAAATTTTGTTTTAAATTGCTTAATGTATTTTTTAAGTTTATTAATCTGTTTTAAAGTTTTTTCATTTTGAAAAGAATTAATATTAAAATCATAAACACTAGGAGGATAACCAAAATTTTCCAACAATCTACGTCTATTATATTCTATTTTACAAGTACACAAACTTTTTTGATACTTACCATCAACAATTTTTTCAACAATTCCCTTATGATTACACTTATTACATTTTTCCCATTTAACCATTAATTTAACTTTATTCAGAATATTTTTTTAGAAGATATTGTATTTTCTTTTTCAAAATTTTTTCAATTTCATTCTCTTCACCATCTATGACCTGACCAATAACTTTTTTTAAAAAAGAATGTGGAATAACATTAACTGTTAAAAATGTTTCCTTTTTACCATGTACAAGCGTTGGTTTCAAAGAATTTATACTGAGTTTTATTTTACCAAATAAAGGAAAACTTGTTTCTTTGCCTTCTAAATAGTCTAAAACTAGTAATGTAATAATACTAGAAATAACATCATTTATTTCATATTTACTCTTTCCAGAAATTAAACGAACTTTTTCTATAAATATTTCCTCTTCAATTGTTCTTTTCATTTAATACCCCTTAATTAAACTACCCTTGAATTCGAACTTTATAAGAATTAGAATTTTCTTTTACAACCTTTACTCCTTTCTTTTTTTCTAATTCTTCTTTCTTCTTTTCAAATTCTTCTTCTGTTAATAATTGTTTATTAAGCTTTATTTTTTTTTCTTTAGCCATTTATCCTAACCTCGCTATTTCTAATAAAATTAAAATCTAATTTAGATTCTTCATTATATTTCTGATAATTATACCTAAAAACATTTTTATTGAATGTTGGTTGTTCTATTTTTTTAAATGTTTTATCTGCTACTCTTTTTTCAAAAAACAAATCTTTATCTTTTGGATTTGCCAAATGTTGATATTCTATATAACTATCTAATATTTTACGAGCTTTATAATTAAGTGGATATATATATCGAAACATTAATCCATTAATTTTGTCAATTCCTTTGTACTCACAAAATTTATGAGTAAGCCAAAAAACTTTATTTTTGTTCTCATATAAAGCATTTTCAGTACATAAAGTTTTAGAACTTCTAGGATGAATTTTTTCTTTAGTTTTTCTATCAATATAAATGCTGGTTTTAAATTTACCAATATATCTAAAATTACTTGCTTGGTAAATATAACCACATTTTCCTACAATTCCATCTGCTAAAGTATAAAGAAAATCTATCTTAAGATTACTCTTAATCCATTTTATTAATAAAGCTATTGCCATACTGCCAAAATTACTTTTATTTTTAGAAGGAAGAAAACATAATTTACCTATTTCTAAATAATTATTTGTATCAATTTTATTCTTATGTGAATAGAATATTTTTTGTATTGTGTGTTTAGGCTGAGTTCCCCATCCCAATGTAACAACACCTACTAAAGTATTTTTCTGAATAAATCCTAGATAATACTTAGTAAGTCTTGGCATTATCTTACTATAATGATATTTATGGATAAATAAAAGTGCATCTCTCTTACTAATTTTCTTTATAGTCACTTATATAATATAAGATAATTTTTAGGATTTATCAAGTTGAAAACTAAAATCATTATGAAGATTTTCTAATATAGCTGTTTTAATTTTCTTATTTGTTAACTTCATATTTTTTTCATCATCATACCACTGATATTTTGGAACCCCTTTAAAATCAGAAATACAATGATTTACAGCACCACAAACTCCATCTGATACATCTTTTTGTCCTAAACCCATTAAAGAAGTTTCCCAATTAGCTCCATCATCATAAACTGGTGATGATACAATTACATGGTCAATTTTGCTATGACCCTTGGCGCTTACTACTTCTTGTAAGGATTTTAAATTATTCTTTAAAAAAATATTTCTACCAGATTTAATTCGACCATTTTTAATCCATGATGCCAAAACATAATAGGGTTCTTTTGTTCTATCAACAGAAAATTTATCAATATTATAATCCAATCTTTGTAACCTCTGAATAAGTGGAGAACTTTGAAAACGGTCAGAGCTAATCTTTGCAATTCTCATATTACCTAATTGTATTAAATCAATAATAAAGCATGCAATAGCATCTAAATTTATTTTACTATTTCGTGGAACAATCGCTATTGAAAAATCAACAATAACAATCATATTACCATTTTTATTAAGTTCTGGATGAACACAACCTATTCCAGCAACATCATGAGATTCACTAAGATCACAATGAATATATCTGTTTTCATTTGGATTTCGATAAAATACAAAATGGCCTTTTTCAATTTCTATAAAAAAATCATTTTTAATTTGATTCCAAATTAAATATTCAGGTGCTTTATCGGCTGGAGCATAAATTGATGTATAAATATTTTTCAATTGTACTGTAAACATATTTTCAATAACATCAAAACTTTCAAATAATTTTGCAGTTGAACCACCTGGATATCCACAATAGTCTTTAATACTCTTTTTTAAATTATCAATAAAATGTTGATGAATATCAATAGGTACTTTATATATTTCAGCAGAATTATAATTTTTTAATTCGTCTTCATTATCAATAAGTCTTGGTGGTTTTGTAGCGGAACCTCGATATACTGTAAACGTTTTTTTTGTTTTTTGCCATTCAGGATATTTTTCAGGAAATACATCCCAATGGGTAGAAGTTACAATATAATTAGTCTGGTCTTTATAAGCTGCTCCACCAAAAATATATTTATCAATTGGAGATAATTCCATATCATTTGGACTTGAATCAAGTATAGTAGAAGCAAAATATTCAGTACCAAATCTACTATAAACTCTACCTTTAGCATCATTATAAATACGCCAAATTGTCTCTGGACTAATACCTCTTTCAATAAAAAAACTTATTTCAGAAAAGACAGCGCACATTAAAGTTAATCCTAACAAATGTGCTGGTTCAGAAGCAATTAAAATATGTAAATCATTTACAAATTGAATTGAACCTACTCTACCAGCACTTGTCCAAATAATCTTATCTGGAAATTCTTTTTGTCGTTCTTCTAATTTTTCCTCTCGCATTACTCTCTTAAAACGCGGAGATGTAGTTAGAATTTGAAAGAATGGTTGTAATAAAATCTGTTCAGCTTTCTTCAAACTAAAAGAAATAAGAGCTATTACTATGGTAGTTGCTTGAGATAATCCAAAATAATTTTTAGGATTTCGCATTAAACTAAGACATACTATAATATATAAAGCACTAATTGCTGAAGCTAAACTTTTACCCCATCCGATTGAAGATGCTAATATTAAATGTCGATATTTTTTAGTAGCTCCAGAAATATCTGTTATTCCAGGGGTATAATAACTCTGACCCCAAAACTCAATCAATGCTTTTTTTACATGGTCATATATTGTTAATCCTGTTGGTCCAATCCATTTATCAGTAAGAAATTCTTCCATAGTAGGTGGTCTTCTACGATAATTTATTCGCCAACTTGTTTTAGGAAAATTTTTCTTTATACTTTCAGGGATTTTTGGATTATTAAGAATAATTTTTAGACTTTTTTCCAGCTCATCGCCAGTCAATCCTTCAAATTTTTGTTTAATTTCTTGACTTTCGTTCCCTTTTAGATATTCTGCAAATAAATATAAATTTTTAAAATTTAAGTTCATATTATATTAGTATATAAAAAAACCTACTATTATAAGTAATAGCAGGTTTTTACTCTATTCAATTTCTTAAAATATTTAATTATTCTGTTGGTTCTTCTTGTACTTCCACCGGTTGTTCCCACCATTCATTTGCAATAATCTCTTCTACCCACCTGTCTGTGCTTTCAAAATATTTAATAGTAGCTTCAATTACTTCATCTAAATGTTTAAACATTGTTTGAGCTGTTTCACTCATTTTAACCATATCCGAATAATTATTTTCTTGTACTAAAATTGTATTTGCTATTGATTCTACAATATTATCTTGAATTACGTTATTAGAATCATCATAGAAAGTGTTTATAGATGCGATAGGATCACCCCACATTTGAAAAGGTGCTCTAAGTTCTTCAGCTACTAGCATTTTCTCAAAATTATCAATAATGTTAGAAACCATTTTTTCAACTACAACATCATTTAAAATGAACATATCAAAAATATTTATTTCAACACCCCAATAACCACCACTCCGTCCAACTACAACGAAATTTGGAAAATCATCCTGCTGTAAATTATCTATAACAAATTGTAAATCTTGCCAAAAAAGTTCATCAAAAAATTCTAACGTAACATAATCTACAAGATTCTCTTCAGAGATTCCTTCTGGAAGGTTTTTTACTGTTTCTGCTATAACATCATCATAATCAGGAAAACCCCTACCTTTAATATTTTTAACAATAACTGGATTGCTAAAACCTCTAGATGAATAAGCTTGCCATCTATTGCCAAGAATATCAGCTAAAATATCATAACCTTCATCTTGTAAATAAGTATCAATATCGTCACTATCAGCAATATAATCATAAACTCCTGATTCAATTTTTTTTCTATTATCTTTAATATAAGCTAGTAATTTTTCCATTAACTGGTCTTCTGTTAACTGTTCCTGTATTATTCGATACATTTTATTTCCTCTCAATCTAAAATAAGTTTCTATCTATTTAGTTAAGAAAAGAATAAAAAGTCCTCTAATCTATTAAATCTTCAAAAGTTAACCAATCCTGTTTAATACAAAGTAAAACTAAATAGCCCATAATATCTACAATATCATTTTTTCTTAATTTTGGAGCATTTTTAATTCGTTTTAATTTATCATCAAGTCTAATTAAGATTGAACTTAAAGGAATATCTTCTTTTGTAATATGTTTTGAAAACACCGAAATTGGTTCTAATGCTGAATTACCATAATTCCTATTTTTAATAGATAAAAATACAGCAAGTTCTTTGCACACTTTGTCCATTTTTTCATTTACTTGATTAAATTCTTCTCTCATAATATATTAACCCTCAATATTTTATTACATTACCATTTATCATTTCAAAAACAGTAGCATGATAATCTCTAGATAATACTTCTTGAATAGCTGGTTTGTGTGTAATTATAAAAACCTGCTTATATAAATTATTTAATTGACCTATAACAGTAAATAACTTTTCAGAATTTTTCTCCGAAGCAAAAGCATCTATTTCATCAAGTAAAAGAATTCCAAGTCCAGCAATCTGAGAAAAAGCATGTTTATATCCAAAATTAAACAATCCTTTTTCAAAACCAGATGCTGTTTCAATACTTGATTTTTTCTGACCATACAAAACTTCAATTCCACCTTTGTTTTCTTTTATCTTAACTTCATATCGACCATCATAAATTCTATTTACCAAATCATTTATACCTGTTTCAATATCTCCTACCATTGTTGAAATTACAAAATTTGGAAATTCTTTTTGTAAAATTAATTTGCCTCTTTTTAAATCTTGAATACTTTTCATTAGCTCATCACGTTCTTTTCTATATTCTTTAAGTTTTTTCTCATCTTGCTCTTTTTGTTCTTTTAGTTTTATATTCTGCTTTGTAATAAGTTTATTTTGCTCAACTATATGATTATAGGAGTCAATTTTGACTCGTATCTCATTTAATTTGACTGTATCTTCTTTGGAAACTTCTGGCACACTTAAAGGAATTTTAAGTTCTTTGATTAAGCTTTTTATTTCTAAAATTTTTTCTTTATTTTTTCTAATATCTTCAATAGTTTTATTAATGCTCTTTTCACACATATCAATTATTGTTTGATTTTCTTTTTTTAAAAGTTCAATATCCTTTTTCTCTTGTTGAATATTCTGTAGAATTTTATCTTTTTTATTTTGAATATTTTTTATTTCAGCATCTAGTTGTAATTGTAATTTTTCCTTTTTTGATTTTAAAGCAAAGGCTTTATCTTTTCGTTCATGAAAGAATAATTCTTGTTTTTCTAATTTCAAAACGTGATTCTTAAGTTCTGTTAGTTTTATTTCAGCATCCTTAGCTAATTTTTTATATTTGTCAGTTTCATCTGAATCAAAAATATGTCCACAAGTAGGACATTTGCCCTTTAAACATAACTCATACTGCTTATCATAACTAGACCATAGGTTAAATTGTTTTGTTACCTTATCTCTAGCTTGTGATAATTCATCTTTATTAAAAGAAGGAACTCGAATTAACTTAATAGATGAAATTTCATTTTCTAAATTTCTTTTATATATTTCAAAATCTTGATTTAATTCTTCTTTTAGTTTTCTCAAATTTTCTTCTAAATCACTATTAAGAATTGCTTCACTTGTTAAAATATCTTTTTCAGATTGTTCAACAAATTCCTGTAATTTAAGATTATCATTCTTAATATCCTGAATATTTCTTTCATAATGCTGCTTTTGTAAAATTAATTTATTATAAAATTCGATATCTTTTTGAATTGAATTAATTTTATCCTGAATAACTGTAAATTCTTCTTGTAAAGATAAATAGACTGTTTTATCAAAAGGTAATTTTTCTAGTTCTGAAAAAGTATAATCTCTATTTTTTAAAATTAAAATTTCATTATTTACTTCAAATAATTTACCATCTTCAATTTCCTTAATTTCATTATCTAGTTCTTTAACTTGTTTATCAAAATCTAGATTACGGATTTTTTTAAGACTCTCTCGTCTTTCTGCAGGTTTAGCATCAATTAAATCTATTTTACCTTGAAAAGAAATAATAGAAGCTTTACATAGAGATGGGTCAAAATATTCTGTTAATATATTAATAACATCTTGTCCTTTATAATAATGCTCATTTATATAAAGTTCTCTATCTAGTTTATTATTTGTTCTATTATATTTATACTTAAAATCAAAATTTTTCTGTAAGTGAGTTAAATTCATTTTAAGTATAAATGAATTTGAATTCCAATTACAATAGTTTTCAATAGCTTTTTGTGTATAATTAATAAGAAGAAACGCAAGAGCTTTTAAAATATGGGATTTACCAGTACCATTATCCCCAAGGATAAGATTAATACCTTTGGTAAATTTAAACGTAGAATCTTTAATACAACCAAAATTTTTAAGAATTAAATTATTTATCTGCATTAAATCCCCCTAAATATATTTCAACCAGCTAGAATATGTCCATTATAAGATAAAGAATATGCATGTAAATGATTATTTACTTTTTGAAAACCCTCAAAAACAAATGTTCTTGTAATATATTTATTGTCAATAAAAGTACCTTTTTTAAGTTCTGTATAAGCATCCCCCATTTTACCAGGAGAAAATTTATTAAAAGTAATAATAACATTTTCACTCTGGTCTAGCAAATAAAAAACAGAATCACCAGGTTCTTTATAAAAGATTGCTTCTTGGTCATACTTGACCATTAAATCAACTGCAAGTGCATAAAATTTAACAGGTGACATAACTTCTTTTCTGTATGGTACAAACAGAGATATTTCATAACTAACTCTTTCTCTTGGAGTATTTTTATTTTCAATCCATTTTCCATAGACCTCAATATAACCCAAATTAATTGGACCTAGACCATACCCTCTCAAATCCGATTCTAATTCTTTTGTTCTTCTAAGATTTTCTTTTTCTGTATATTCTCCTCTAAAAGCACTAATAAGAAAAAAACCATTCTTACTATGAGCATATAATCTACTCAAAGATGTTTCAATTAAAATATGTCTGTCTAAAATTTTTATAATCTTTTTATTCTTTTCAAATAACTTAGAAATTCCTCCATCTCTAAAAGAATATGAAATAACTTCATCAGTATCATAAGATAATATAGTTACAGCATCTCGATAATTCATATAATTTTTATCAATTGCATAGTCAATAAAATTAAGAATTGCTTTTTTCCTTTTTCTATAAATATCACATTGAATTGACCAATAATCTAGATGTTTCATATAATGTCTAATTCTAATCCAACCATCTTTTGCAACTATTTTAATTATTTCATCTCTAGCTCTTCCTTCAAAACCAATTGGCTCATTGTATTTTTTATAAATAGTTTCAATTTCCATTTTGGAAATGGAGAATAAATTTGGGTTTTGTAAAACATAATCAATATGTTTTATTTCATCTAATGGAATTATTTGTTTTCCTTTTACCCAAAATGAGCAATTTTTAGTAAACTCTTTTAAACTTATCATTATATATGTTTTCCTTTAATATTATCTTAATTCACCTTCTGGTAATTTAGGGTCTGCAATACTTCTTCTAGGCATACTTTGTATATTATTTTCCTTTTTCCATTTTTTATATTCATCTTCTTTGTTGCGTTTTAAATACTCTTTCCATTCTTCTAAAGTAGTGCCTGTAAATTCTGGAGTATCCATAATCTAATCCTCCATTATTTAGTATTAATAATTCTAAAATTAAAGAAATATATCCTATCTCTAATAAGTTAAGTTAATATAAAACTAGTTAATAATCAATCTTATCTTGACAATTTTCTCAAAAATGTTTAATTTCTTAATTAAGAAAACATAAAGAAATATGAAAATGACTGAAAAAGATATCTTACAAGTTTTAAAAACACACCATTCTACAGATGTATTTATTCCACATTGTAAAACTGGACCATCATGGGGAAATCCTAATTTAAGAATATTTGATGCATGGGTATTAAATAGGTCATGGGTAAATCTTTGTACTATAGGATATGAAATTAAAGTTAATAAAAATGATTTTAAAAGAGATACTAAATGGCAAGAATATTTATCTTATTGTCATAAATTTTATTTTATTTGTCCACAAGGATTAATTCAACCAAATGAAATTCCAAGCAAGGAAGTAGGATTATATTGGATAAGTGAAAAAAGCAATTATATGTACATAAAAAAATATGCCATTAAAAGAAATATTGAAATTCAACTTTCTTTATTACTACATATATTAATAAGTCGTGTAGCTATTATACGACCTCAAGAATTAGAAAGATTAAAAAATGAAAACAAGCAACTTAGAGAGTATTTAAATAAAAAGGAGAAAATAAATTGAAAAATCCAAATATTAAATTTGTATTTGTATTACCTAGAAATAAATTTTATTGTAGCTATACTCTTAATGATAATACTGAGCTACACTCAAAAAAATATGATGATATGTATCAGTTTTTGGTTAATCTTTTACCAAAAAAATCAAATGAAATAAATAAATTACTTCTATACTTACATAAACCATTTTTTGTAGATATTATTAACAATAAAGTAGAAGAATTAAAATTTGATTTTACTCAGGAATTATCAAAACTAAGAGGTAAGTTAAGAAGTTATAATATGTCTCAAATTATTGGAGAGATAAATAAGAAAAATATAGAGAAAATTCCTTTTTCTAAACAACAAAGAAAATTTGATTCTTTTTTTAAAAGATTATCTAATTTTAAATTTCGTGTTTAAATTATTGTCAAGTCTATTTTGCTTTGTGTACTTTTATTATTGGATTTTAACTTAAACCCAATTGGATCTAGTTAAATTTAATATTTAGATCTATTATATGGATCTATACATTCTTCACCGGACGGGATAGAGTGGATCTAATACAAAAATTTGAAAAAGTCAAGCTATTTCGTAATAATTAAAATTTGACGATATTTTGAAAAAGTCAAGCTATTTCGTAATAATTAAAATTTGACGATATTAATTAATGTTGTTATCTTTAACATAAGGATTTTGTTGAATTAAATTTTTAGATTAAGAGGGGAGTAAAATTATGGACGTATCAAGAGCAGATAAGTTTAAAGCGGCAATGCGGCAAAGAGAACAAGAAAAAATTGAGGAACAAGAAAAAAGAAATCGGAGCTTCCAATATGACCCGATTGATTATTGTGCGTTAAAAATTGGAGTACCTAAAATCCTTATCATGTAAGAGAGGACGAGTTTTCACCAAAAATTATTAATATCTCTATGATAGCGGGTGATAATGATAAACCTTTTCGTTGTATTTGGCCATTGAAAGAAGTTCAACCAGATTGGATTCTCTGGAGAATTTTTGACCGTGTTCTTGAATATGATTGGGATAGTAGTACAAATACAAAAATATTCAGGAATCAAGAAAAACATCCAGCTATTTTTACTAGAGTTTTTAAAAACAATAAGCCACATATCGCATATGAAAAAGGATGGAAACCCTCGACAAATGTTGTTATGAATGTGATTGATAGGTCACAAATGGATTGGCACAAAGAAAATCAATCTACATTAGTTTTATCAAAAAAAGTTAGTGAAAGTAAGAAAGCAAACGGTGAAGTAGCACTTTTTTATGATGCTGGTGTTCCTAAAATGTTATATGATATGATATTAGATGATATTGTTGAACACTATGGGGATTGGACTACCTATGATATTGCTATTACAAAGTTAGATGATAAACCTTGGTATAAGGTTGCATATCTTTTAAATAGAAAAGAAGAGTTTTCAAATGATTTAATTGAATTAATGGTAGATGGTTCACTTACTGAAGAAGAGAAGTTATATAAACAATTTGATTTAGATAAATTATTCCAGGTAACCAGTTATCAGAAAATTAAAAATCGATTAAAGGCTTTTATACAACAAGTTGATTCTGCATTTAATACTACTTATTATGAAGAACTTTGTGAATTAGCTGAAAAGGAAAAAGAAGAAAGAGGAAAAAAGCAAGTTGATGATGCTGCAGAATTTTTTGAAGAAGAAGCAAAAAAAGAAAAAGAAGAAAAAATTGTAGATGAAAAAACAAAAGTAGAAATAGAAACTTCTGAAGAAAAAGTTAAAGAGAATGATGAAAATCCACCCATGGAGGAGAAAAAAACAAGAGCAAGGAGAGTCCCAAAAAGCATTGATTTAGATTCATTTGGTTATACTGGAATTATTAAATTAACAGAAGATGAAAAAAAATTGATAGTAGGAGCTAATGAATCAGGTGCTTTTATATATGGAAATGATGAACAATTATATAGTTGTCCTACTTGTGAATTTGAAGCTCCTGGAAGTTTTCATTGTTGTCCAAAATGTGGTGAAGAGTTTGAATAAGTCAACCACCCCGTCCACAAAGGACAAGGTTTGTGATTGAATACACTGATAGATTTAATGTTTAATGTTTACACCTGAATTAAAATGAGAAGGTGAATATCGTATATGATATTCACTTTTTTTATGGCTTTTTAAAACTATAACTAATATAATAAAGAGTGAGATGAAAGAATCACAGTTAAATTCAATAATTAATTTAAACCTTAAAAAAATTGGTTTTAGTCATAAAATTGCAGACCCATTAGGGGGTATGGGAATTCAGAATCCTTTTGATGGATTTTCTGTATTTCAAAATAAGTCTTTATATTGGGAAACAAAATTATTACATGGATTCAAAGCGTTTAATTTTAAAGAAATTAAACCACATCAATTAGAAAATTTATTACAGATTAAGAAAGAAAAACCTGATGCGATTTGTTTAATTAATTTAGGTATTTTTATACCATATAAATCCTTAGATATTTTGTTTTTTGATATAAAATTTATTGCAGCACTAATAGATAAAGGTAAAAAATCGATTTTAAAAAAAGAATTATTAGAATATAAGAGAAATTGTTTATTTTTAACTACAACAATAATTAATAAAAAAAGATGTTTTGATGCTACTCAAATATTAGATAAAATAATTTATCAATAAGATAAAAACAAATTGGATGATTAAAATGAATATTAAAAGCAATGTGCAAACAAAAAAAAGAACTTATAAAAAAAAGTGTGGTAATTGTGGTAAGATTGTTCAATATAAGAAAGATGAATATCCTTTAAGATGTCCTTATGAAGATTGTTTATCTAAATGGTGGGATAAGCCACCTACGGAAGTAAAACTATTTATTTTACAGGATAATTATTTAAAAGACCGCAATCAACAAACACTTTCTGAAATGTATACAATATTAAAAAGTTATAGTAAATCAACAATTCTTAAAATGCTAAAGGGAAAATATAAATATGATTCTGATTATTTATCCGAAAAAAGTCATGATGTAGCGGTGCAATTAATAACTTTATATTTAAAAAAACCACAATTTAAAATTGATAATTCATTTAATGGTTATTTACGCAGAAAAGTTCAACAAGAACTTTTTGGTTCAAAGAAAGAGGAAAAACATGATTCTTTGAATCAATTAATTAAAACTAAAGGGGATGATAAAGAATTAATAGAGGCATTAGGTGTTATTGGTTATTCAAGTTTGATGTTACAAAATCCTAGTGAGGAAATTTTTTCTAGTGATTATTATGTTTATGAAATTCTTAAGATAATTAATAGATACATACCAATTATTAAGAGGAAATCTACAGCAATTTCCTTGTTAACCTTAATTGGTCTTAAGAATTATATTCAAAGTCATGGAGATACTTCAAAATTTATGCTTCAATACTATAATGTATTTGGTCTTAAAGTACAAAAAGCTATAAAAGAAATTGCAAGAATTATCTATAGGTCTTTAATGGGAGTAGAAAAGTGATTGAAGCAGAAGATATTCATGAAGAACGATTAAATCGACTTTTAGATGATAATTTATGTGGTATTGAATTAATTTTACAAGCATTATCTCTTATTCTTTATAACACTCAAAGCAATACTGATATTGTGGAATTATATAGATTAGTTGATTTAGATACTTTTTTAAAAATTATTAATTTATTTAGTGGAAGGATTATTCAGTTTCCAACGGAAAAACAATTTAAAAATTCATTATTATTAGCAATTTTATATTATTATCACGAAATTGAAGGTAAAGATTGGGTTGAAATAAAAAAGGAATTTCCTTTTGAAATTTCAAGTATTAGTTATGGAATTCAAATTAAAAATCTAAATTCTTGGATTAGAGAACAATTATATAAACTATTACAAAAATTACGTAAACAAGATAATATTGATGATTTTTTTATACCAAAAAAGAAGGAAAAATAAATGGATGAAAATGTTAAAAATGAAGCAAATGATATTTTAGCTCGAATTGATAATCAAAATATTAAAAATGAGGTTGAGTATGCAAAAATTACTGACCCAGCTTATGCTCTTTTTACAACTTTAGCTGATTTTTTTATGAAGCGAATGGCAAAAATTCAAGAACAAGATAGTCTCACTGAACTTGTGCGCAGAAAATTAATCCAAAAAATTGATGCTGATGAATTATCAATTACACAATTAATGGGTTTATTTTCAAATCTTAAACGAAATAATTTAGAAATAATTGATTCATTTATATCTCTTGCAAAACCTTCAAAAGAGGGTGCCAACTCTCCACTGCTTGATAAAAATAAAGATAATGCAAATGATGAAATTTTACGAGAAGTTTATGATTCACTTAGTCCTGAAGAAAGAAGAACAGTGGATAAAGTTCTTAGATTCATACAATAATTTCTTTCTTTTTTTTAAAATTTCATTATATTTATTATATGAAGAAAGATAAATTATGGGTAGAGCTTAAACAGCGTGTTTATGCTAGAGATAATTATCAGTGTAGATTATGTTCAATTTTGTCTCCTACGGAATTAAAACAACTTTGTAAAAATGCAAAAAAACTTTTTTATATTATTGACCCAGCTCATATCCTTCGGAAAAGTATGTATCCAAAATTAAAATACGAAATTAATAATATTGTTAGTCTTAATCGATATAGCCATTCTCAATTGGATGTTTTTAATAATCCAATTACAGGAGAATATATTGGTCCAAAAGAATCATGGGTATTTTGGAAAAAAATATTGGGTAGTAACCAACTTGAGCAATTAATAACAATTATAAATAGATTAAATTTAACAATTAAAGAATTACAAGGAGAGTAGAATGCCTAAAAGAAAAATTAAAACCAAGGAAAATTTAAGTGCATTAGATAAAGCATATGCAGAAATTGAGAAAGATTATGGAAAAGATACAATTAAACATAAGGATGAAACAGAATTTCAAATTCAACGTTATTTAGTAGAATCACCTTCATTAAATTATATTTTTGGAAATGGTATACCACAAGGACGAATAGCCGAATTTTATGGACAACCATCTGGAGGTAAAAGTTCTATTGCTACTATAATAGCGGGGGATATTCAAAGAAAATATAATAAATATGTTGTTTATTTAGATATTGAACATACATTCGATTATGAATATGGAGAAAAGTTAGGACTTGATACTTCGGATGAAAAATTTAAGATGATTCGGCCAGCTTATGGTGAAGAAGCACTAAATATTCTAGAAACACTAATTCGTTCTAATTCAGTTGATATTATTATTATTGATTCTGTCGCTGCTCTTGTGCCAATTGCAGAAGTTGAAGCTAAGATGGAAGCTCAGTTTATGGCGTTACAAGCACGGCTGATGAGTAAGGCATTACGAAAATTAACAGCAATTGCCAGTCAAACAAATACTACTTTAATTTTTATTAATCAAATACGTCAAAAAGTTGGGAAAGTATGGGGTTCTCCAACAACAACTCCAGGAGGAGAAGCATTAAAATTTTATTCAAGTATTCGTGTTGATATTCGAAAAGTTGAATTTATCAAAGAAGGTGATGTTGTGGTTGGTATTAAATCTAGGATTAGGTGTACAAAAAATAAAACTGCTCCACCAATGAGAGAGGTGGAAGTTGATTTACTTTTTGAAACAGGATTAAATGTTTATGGTGAGTATATTGATTATGGTGTGAAATATGAATTTATTAACAAAGCTGGGGCATGGTATTCAATTGGAGATATTAGAATTGGGCAGGGTAGAAATAAATCAATTCTTTTTCTTAAAGAAAATCAAGATGTATTTAAAGATTTAAAGACTAAAGTTGATAATATTTTAATTCCATCGAAGCAGAATAAAAAAATTAGAAAGGTTAAACAAGAAAGTTAAAAAATTTATATATTAATTTTATTATGGAACTTATAGAGAGTTATTCTGATTTTAATGATAGTTATAAAAAAGAGGAAGAATTTTCTAAAAATTGTGATAAGTATTTATCTTTTTATTGGCAAGATTGTGGTCTAAATTTTAAAATTAATTCTGATATTACAAATCAACAAAAAGGTAGAGATATTAGTATTACTTATCCAAATTTCAGTAAATATAGAGTAATACATATTGATACAAAACACGATAGATACTGGCATACATCAAATTTTTTTATAGAAGAAAAAAGTTGTTCTATAGAAGGTTATGAGAAATTAAGTCCATTATTATCAGAAGATACTTCAATAAATTTTATTTATTATTTTTTTTGGAAATTAGTTTCCGATTCATTACCAAAAAATAAAATAGAGTCATATGAATTATATTCAGCATTTAGGCTTGAATTTTTTTCTTTAAAAAAGTGGTTTATTGAATATAAAGATGAATTTATGTTAAAATACGTAAAACATAATTATAAACAAGTTTTCAATAAAACAATTGGACGTTTAATACCAATTAGTGAACTTAGAAGATTAGGTCTTGCAATTGATATTAGTAAAGAAGTATTTAAATCTGTAAAACTAGTAAATATCATTCTTCTGAATATTTTATAAAAAAGAAAGAAAATAAACTATTATTTTAAAAGGGAATTTTAATGTTAACATTTCATTTAACAGAAGCATTTTTAGCTAAATATCAAAATAAAAAACCAAACTGGGATGCTTTGGGAGAATTTGTTTATTATCGTACCTATTCACGCTATATTGAAAAAGAAAATAGAAATGAACAATGGTGGGAAACCATAAAAAGAGTTGTAGAAGGGGTTTACAACACACAAAAAGACCATTGTGAGAAGTTAAGATTGCCATGGAAACCATGGAAAGCTCAAAAATGTTTGCCCAAAGGAACATTAATTCATTTAAAAGAAGGTGTAAAGCCTATTGAAGATATTAGAATAGGGGATATAATACAAACTCTAGCTGGAGTATCAGAAGTATCTAATGTATATAATCAAGGGATACAAAAAACGATAATATTAAAAACTTGTTTTGGTAATATTGAGTGTACTCCTAATCATAAAGTAGCCATATTCGAGGATAGTATAACATCTTGGAAATTTAAAAAAGCATCTGAAATAAGAATAGGAGATAGATTAGTCTTTGATGCAAATGGTTATGAAGGAAAAGAAACTAAATTACCTATAAGTGATAATATCCATGTACCAAAACTAGATGAAAAAATTGCTTGGTTAATTGGAGAAATACATGGTGATGGTTATGTACAAATTCCAGGTAAAAGATATAGGGTTTTTGGACGCAATAAAGCCAAGCCTATTAATGGTACTATTCGTTTGAGGATAGAAAAAAACAGAAAGAATTTAAACAGTGCTTTAGAAAGAGCTAAGGACGCTTTTCGGATGTTTGGGTATAAGTCTAAAGTATATAATTATGATACTTGGGTGGTGAAAGTATTTTCTAATGACCTATCAAAATATTTTTTTAATAATATAAAACAACCTAATAAAGAGATAAATATTCCAGATTGGATAATATCATCTACAAGAAATATCAGAGCGTCTTATTTAGCAGGTCTTTTTGATGCTGATGGAAGTTATAAAAATAGACCTCTTATAGCTGTTTGTACTATATATGAAAACTTTGCTAAACAAGTAAAATTGTTATACAATTCTCTAGGTATCTGTGCTTATATAAAAAAAATTCAACAAAACCCTAATAATATTTTCCAAGTATGTTTAAAAGATTATGAAAATTTGAAAAGATTTAAAAAAATTATAGGCAATCAGAGTACAAAATATAAATGTGAAAAAGACTATGATAGGGGTTCTAAACAGGCTCATTCATTTAAGATTGATACTATAAGAAATTATTTTGGTAATCAAATAGGATGTGATAAATATAAGTCAGTAACTACTTATAGAATTTTTAAAGAAAAAGAAATATCTCTTTCTGCTCTCCCAATAGAGGTAGTAGATATAGAAGATGGAAGATTGACAGAAACTTTTGATATAGAAGTTAAAGATATTAAGCAATTTACAATGTCTGGTGGGTTTGTTGTTCACAACTCAGCGCAGATAATGTATGATAAAATTTTTAATTTTAAATTTTCTCCTGCAGGTCGTGGACTTTGGATGATGGGAACAGAGTTTATAAAAGAAAAATCAGCAGCAGCATTAATGAACTGTGCTTT